CTTCCGGAGAAGATTTGGCAACGACATCCGATATTGTTACGGATGCGCTTACGGCGTTCAATATGAAAGCCGGTGATGCCGGACACTTCTCAGATGTTTTGGCGGCGGCTGCATCAAATGCGAACACGACAGTCTCCGGAATGGGCGAGACTTTCAAATACGCAGGCTCTATGGCAGGATCGCTCAGTTACTCCATAGAAGATGTTGCCCTTATGACGGGCTTAATGGCAAATACCGGAATTAAGGGAACAATGGCCGGTACGGCACTCAACTCAATATTCACGAGATTATCGACAAACACCAATGGAGCGGCTGATGCTATGAAAGACTTAGGCATCAGTTTTTTTGATTCCAACGGGCAGGCCAGGGATTTATCTGATGTGATGGGTGAGTTAAGGACGGCTACGGCAGGTATGACGGCTGAGCAGAAGTCAAACCTGGCAAATACAATCGCAGGAACACAGGCACAGAAAGGTTTGCTTGCTATCTTGAATGCCTCAGAAGAGGACTATAACAAGTTGGCAGACGCCATCAACAATGCAGACGGAGCGGCAGCGAATATGTCTGAAACGATGATGGATAACCTGCAGGGTTCTATCACGTTACTGCAGAGCGCAGTAGACGGAGTGAAAATCTCATTTGGCGAGAGATTATCTCCATACGTGAGAAGCCTGGCAGACTGGCTTACCGATCAGATGCCAGCGGTTGAATCCGGTCTTGATGAAATGATGGACTGGGTAGATACAAAGGTGGACCGCATGAAGAAGAAATTCCACGACTTAACAGAGTCGGAAGAATGGAAAAACGCAGATTTCCTCGGCAAGGTGAAACTGAGCTGGGATGAATTTATTGCAGATTCGTTCAAGGAGTGGTGGGACACCAAAGGAAAAGCAAAATTTGCTGATTTCGCCGGAGACATCGGAAAAGGTATTGGCAGCGGAATTAAAATCGGCGTTATGACAATGCTTGGTATTGACATCTGGGAAACATTCGACGAGGGAACCAGTATCGGAGCATCGTTCGCCAAAGGCTTCTCAGAGGGATTTGATTTCGATGCCGTATCTGCGAAGTTGATGGACGGACTCGGCAATTTAGTATCAAATGCGGGCAAACTGCTTCCTGGCGGTAAGTCTGCAGATTTGTCGTCTGTATTCTCAGCGGTATTGCTCGGTAAGATTGCCAGTCCGTTTATCAGCCTTGGTAAAGGAGCAATCAACCTGGGGAAAGCAGGAAAGACAGTATTAGGTTCGGGAACCGGAGAGATGGGACTTGGGGCAGCAATGCTCGGTTCATCTGCAATGGGTACCGGACTTCTCGGAAAATCAGCAATGCTGGCAATTAACCTCGGGGCAGGAAACCTGGCCGGAGGAGCATCACTAAGCGCAGGAGCTTTATCTGCAGTCGGAATGGGTGCAGGAGCAGGAGCGATTGCCGGTGGTGCAACGCTCGTAAGTAGCGCAATGGATTTGTATAAATCTATCAAGTCCGACAATAAGGACGAGAAAGCCGCTTACGGTAGTTCAGCCGCTTGGAAAGCAGGCGGTGTAGCAGCTGGTGCGGCGGCAGGCGCAGCACTTGGTTCTGTAATTCCTGGTCTTGGTACAGCGGTCGGTGCTTTAATCGGTGCCGGTGTCGGAGGTATCGCAGGATGGATCAAGGGCAATAAGGTCAAAGAAGAGTACCAGGATAATGTCGAAGAAATGCAGAAGGAAGCCGAGAAAGCTCAGAAGATTTTCCAGGCAACCGGTTTGTCAATCGAAGATGTACGATTTCAGAATAAGGCTCTGCAGGACGCCATGAACGATAGCGAGGTTTCTGCGGAGCAGTTTTCAGCTATGTTCCAGGAAGAGTGCGAAAATGTGGCAAAGAATGCTTTCGGAAAAATTAAGTTATCCCTGGAAGAGGTCAAGAGTATTGCGAGTGATATTACATTCGGCGATATGACGGACGGACTGAACACCTTCACAACAGCAACCAGCGACACACAGCAGGCACTTAGCGACCTGCAATCATCAGTATCGACCTTGAAAAAGGAAAACTGGAAAGTCAGCTTAGGAATGAAACTGGACGAACTGCAGAAGGACGATTACAAGAGTGCAATCGAAAACTTCATCAGCGATAGCCAGTCCTACATTGACAACAACCATTACGAGGCAACAGTCGCTTTGAAACTGCTTACTGGAACCGACGCAGACACCAGCGGCATAGACAGTTACTACGGCAGCATGAAGAAACAGCTGGACGACTTGGGAAAAGAACTCAGCGGAAAAGTGGATATTGCCTTAGAGGATAGCGTTATCAGTCTTGACGAGTCTGCAGAAATTCAGAGCTTACAGGATCAGATTTCGGCTATCACAGGAAAGATTTCGCAGGCCAGGACGGATGCGGAATTTGACACATTGAAGATTAAGTATTCCGGCGCAGAGCTGGATATGGATAGTTTCAATGCTTTGCAGGAAGAGCTGCAGACGCAGGTAAGTAATGCGTCGGATCAGTACGAGCAGGCGCTTACGCTTACGCTCACAAATCTGAACCTGCAGCTGGCAGATGGAGCTATCACGCAGGAAGAGTACGATGCGGCCGTGAAAGAGGCAACCGATGGCTATTACGCCCAGTTGAATGAGATTAACGCAAGAGTATCTTCGTTCAACCTGGAAACGATTGCCGAGGCGTGGGACTCCTCGCTTCAAGGCTATATGCCGGAGATTGAGGGAAGCACGAAGGAGAAGCTGGAAACAGCTTTGAACAATGCGTTGCTGGCACACCCGGACGTACAGACTTGGACTGCAGCTGATGTGGCAAGTTGGATGGGGTTAGATAAACTCAATCTCGATACGGCAGTTCAGACGGATATTGCGACTCAGATTTTACAGACGGCGCTTGCGGTACCGGAAGGCACCAAAGAGAAAATCACGCAGGATTTCAAAGATTCTGTACCGTCTGCGGAAGAAATCAAAGAAGCAATCGACTGGGACTCAATGACTAATGAGGACTGGACGGAACTCATGGAGTCCATTACGGGTCCGACGGAAGGCGAGTCAATCGGCTTAAATTCAGAGGATTTGAAAAAGAAGATGTCGGATTACTACGGCGAGTATTTCGAGAGTGTCAAGACGTCCTATTCAGAAGCACTTCACAATGCACTGGAAAACAGTGGCAGTGAAGAAACACTCAGCACATTCATGCAACAGTATATGCAGGATCAGATGGCCGATTTTGATTTTTCAACGGTCATGGAGAACTACGGTCCTATCTCGAATGAGTATTATGCTACGCTGCAGGCAGAGTGGCAAACAGCTGGTACAAATCTTGGAACGTCTCTTAACACAGGAGCGTCAACAAGTCTTACCAATGGCTCAGCAGGATTGAGAACCAGCCTGCAGACCTCTCTCAACGCAGCAACGGCGAGTCCGTTCAGTATCAGTCCGACGGTAAATGTAACACCGCAGTACAACCTGCTGACACTGCCGACAATTCCAACGACGACATCCACACCAGCGAAACACGCTGCAGGTGGGCGAGTTGGTGGCGGCCCTCAGTTGTCATGGTTGGCAGAAGAAGGTTGGGACGAATTTGTTATCCCGACAAATCCAAGCCGAAGGACAAGAGCACTCGAATTGTACGAGCAGGCAGGCGAAGCACTCGGCGTTTCTAAGCACGCAGATGGTGGTCGCATAGAAGGCTCAAATTTGAGTGATATGGTATCAGACCATAATTTATTCACTGAGGCGACAAGAAACGCATCCTATGGCTATAACGACACCACAGAAGGCAATTATGAGGACAACACAGCAGAAACATTTGCTCCGGTAAGTTCGGAGGTACCGACCTCTACACCACAGACCGGTCCGATCAGTGTAAATGTTGCAGTTAGTCCGAATTTCCAAATCGAGGCGAAGGAAGGTCAGAGTGAGGAAGATATTGTTGCCGTAATCAGAAGGCACTTAGGCGAGATCGCAGACGAACTCGGTGGAAACATCGCAGACAAGCTGAGTGAAGTATTCGCCAATATGCCGGTATCAAGTACGAAAGGAGCGTAGGCGATGGATATTAAACTGATTCCGGTGGAAAAGGGTTCAAAGTTTACGTTCCCGGCTCTACCCGAAAAGGTGCAGGGCAAATATGCAGCCAAGTACCAAAGTTTTGACATCATCTCCCTGGGTACCGTAAAGGTACCTAAGGGGACGGATGTTTCAGAGTTTTCGTGGGACGGCGTGTTTTTTGGAGCATCAAAGAAGAATGAGGCAATCGTCAAGAAGAATGCCTGGAAAAGTCCGAATGAGTGTGTAAAAATTCTGAACGACTATATGTTGAATGAGACAGTGCTTACATTGATCGTAACGGAAACGTGGATAAACGTGGATGTTACGATTTCTTCATTTCAGCCGAGACCGGTTGGAGCGTATGGCAACGTCGAGTATTCCATTACGTTTGTTCAGAAAAAACCGCTGAAAATTTATGATACAAACGAGCTGAAAATCACAGCGTTTGTAAAGCAAACGAAACCAAGGGACAGTTCTTCATCGAGCGGAGGAAACTACACAGTAGTCTCCGGAGATACGCTGTGGGGAATCGCCTCAAAGAAATTGGGAAGCGGCGCCAAGTGGACGACAATTTATGATGCAAACAAGGACACGATAGAGTCCACGGCAAAGAAGCACGGAAAGAGCAGTTCGGATCACGGCCACTGGATATGGCCGGGAGAAGTTCTGACAATACCGGGATAGGAGGCGCGCTATGATTGATTTGGCGAAAATCCAGTACCGGGTCGTCGTTATAGACGAAAGCAAGAAACAGTGCAACATCAAGGAGTACATTGAAAATCTCGGATGGGAAGAAAACGATGGCGAGTTATCCGTCAGAACCTCATTTGTGGCGAAGAATGATAAGACATCCAAAGGCTATCTGTCGAAGATAATCAAGCCGGGGTGCCTGGTCGGAGTATTCGCAACCGACGGTGCTTCCCAGGACGAGGAAGTAGCACGAGGGTACGTGGAAACATGGAATCCAGTTGAAAAGAGCGGAGGACATACGCTGAAATGTACCTGCTACGACGAACTTTACAAACTGCAAAAGAGCCAGGACAACAGATACTTCCCTTCCGGAACTGGCACAAAGTCGGCGATAGAAGGGATTCTTGATGATTGGGAGATACCGCAAGGGTCATACCAAGGTCCAAATGCTTCTCACGGAAAAACAGTGGAGAACAATAAGTATCTGTCAGACATCATCATCAATCTGCTGGACGATGCGGCGAAGAAGGGCGAGGAGCAGTGCTTTGTGCAGGCCAGGAAAGGCGAGACATCTGTTATTCCGAGAGGAAGTAATAAGACGGTGTATGTATTCCGGACAGATAATACACAGATGTTCAGTCAGAGCATAAGCACAGCAGATATGATTACCAGGGTTAAGGTCGTAGGGCAGGCAGACGATGATGGAAGAACCAGTGTTGAAGCCACGGTAAATGGTGAGACAAAGTACGGCATCCGTCAGAGAATTTATACGAGAGGTAAGGACGAAAGCCTTGCGGACGCTAAATCTGCAGCACAGGAAATCTTGGACGATGAAGGAAAAATTAAGAAGGAGATTAAGGTACAGTCTCCGGATGTTCCGTTTGTCCGGAAAGGCGACCTGGTGTATGTAATGAGCGAACTGGCCCAGTCGTATTACTACGTGAAGGGCATCCAGCACACAGCAGACACCTACAGCATGACGATGGATTTGGAGCTTGCAGAACCAAAGAAGGAAAAGGCATGCTCCGAGAAAAAGAAAGATTACAATGTTGGCGACATCGTGAATTTTCACGGCGGAACCCATTACGTGAGCAGCTACCCAGGCTCAAAAGGCTACAAAGCCAGGGCAGGAAAAGCAAAGATTACGATTAAGAACGGTTCCGGAAAAGCACACCCTTGGCATCTGATCCACACGGACAGTGGAAGCAATGTGTACGGGTGGGTTGACGACGGAACTTTTGATTAAAGGCAGGTGATATAGATGGACCAATTTGACGGACACCCAGGGACAGCGAAACTGGCACAGGTGCTAGATAAGCGAACCTCGCAGAAAACAGAGTCTCCGTTGACTTTGGACTTTGGAGAAATCCAGGCGAACGGAAGTTTGAAAACGAACACATTCCCGGTGCCGATACCGAAGGGAGACTACACGATCTGCAGGCTGGCTGCAGGATTAACACTTTCAACCTCGGAACAGAGCTGGCTCAACAAAGCGCCGTCGGGCGTTCCTCTTCACAGCCACAGTGTAACGATACCGGCAGTGAAAGCAGGAGATCGAGTGCTGGTTGCCTGGATTCAGAGTGAGGCAGTCGTAATCGATGTGATCGAGAAATCATAAAGGAGGCGAGGCAAATGTCACAGCCACTATTTCCGGTTGTTGAGGTACCGGATTTTATCTCGGAGGACAGCCAGTACGACACTCAGTACAAAAGGAGTATGAAGTGGGACCCGGAACTGGGAGACTTCGTGAGAGATGGGGCACACCGGATCAAGGAATGCGATGGCAAAGAAGCCTTCGCCATTTGGTGTTTTAAGATCGCACAGACAGAGCGGTACCGCTGTTTGGCGTACCCCGATTCAATCGGTACCGAGATGGAACGTGCCATGGATAATGACGACGAAAAAACCGTTGAGTCTATGGTGGAAAGAACAATCACAGATGCAATTATGGTAAATCCCCGGGCAGAAAATGTCCGGGATTTTCAATTTACCTGGGAAGGAGATCAGATGCACGTAACCTTCAAGGTAAAGGGTAGCAACTGGGATGAAGAAATAGAGATTAGCTTGTAAAGGAGGTGGAGAGTATGCAGCCGGAATTTAACAGACCGGAGTTCCTGGAAGGAAACTCGGCAGAGGAAATTCACGAGCGAATGATGAACAACCTACCGGACGACATCGACGATATGCCGGGTGGTTTTCCATATGATATGACGATGCCTGCAGCATTGGAAAAAGACGAAATTATCAATTTCCATATCGTAAGGGCACTGATGATTGCGTTTCCGGAATATGCCTGGGATGAATGGTTAGACCTCCACGGTCGCCAGGTGCATCTTACAAGGCACGAAGCGGAACCGGCTTTTGGCTATGTGAAAATCACAGCTGCAGAAGGAACCGAGATTTTATCCGGAACGGTATTTTGTACGGCGGCAACCGAAACCGGTCCGTCGATTGAGTATGCCACCACAGAGAATGCGGTTGTTGGAGGCGAAGGATCAGTGCTTATACCGGTATCAGCGGTTGAAGCAGGCACAGGTTCTAATGTAGCGGCGAATACGGTCGTGCTGATGATGGTACCCGATAAGAATGTGACCGAGATTAACAATCCGGAGCCTATTCGTGGCGGTACTGAAAGAGAGACGGACAATGATTTTTACGACAGGATCGCTGCAGAGTACGACAACAGCATGACCTACCTGGGGAACGATACGGACTATAAGAGATGGGCGAAACAGGCAGGAGCAGGAGATGCGATAGTTATTCCTGTTTGGAATGGCCCTGGCACGGTGAAACTGGTGCTGGTAGACGGAAACGGAAAACCAGCCAATGAGAAGCTGGTGCAGGATGTGTATAACTACATTGTCTCTCCGAATGACAGGTCAGCAAGATTGCTTCCTACCGGAACGGCAGAACTTACTTGTGCGGCAGCCACAACGGTTGCTGTAAATTATGCTATTACAGGCCTCAGCTACGATGAAACAACCGACATCGAGCAGATCAAGGCAGACTTTACGGAAGCCGTGAGAGCAGTCTATGCGCAGGCGAAAACCGAAGGAGTTCTGAGATACAACGATGTAAGACCGTTGATTTCCGCAATCGCAGGAGTCGAGGACTTTGAAACATTCACAATGAATGGGAAAACGCAGAACATCACTCTGAAAAGCGAGGAGTACCCGGACACCGGTACCCTTAATTTTAGTTAGGGGGTGGGAATGTGGAAAAGTTGGATTTAGAGAATTTCCCGGTCAGCGAGAGTGCGAAGAACATGATTGCCTCAGTGTCCGATGGCTTTTACGACAATTCCTATGTTGGAAAGTGGCTGTACGAGGTCATGGGCCAGGAATACGACACGGCAAGAGAAATAGCTGAGGATATTCTAAACCAGCTGTTTCCGGAAACTGCCACATGGGGACTGATGTACCACGAGATTAAGTGGGGACTGCCGGTGCGAGAAAATCTTCCATACGAGGAGAGGCGACAGCTGATTTACCGAAAGAGAGACTATCGGGCACCAATGACACCGTATCGGATGGAAGGGTACTTAAAAACCGCCACCGGATTTGATGTACGAATTGCAGACATCAATGATCCGGGAGATTATGGTTTCGTGGCGCCACACCCGAATGTGTTCAAAGCGTACTTCATGGGCGAAGGAACACTTGCATCGAAGCGAGCGAGAGCCATGCTGAATGAACTGAAACAGTCACACACGATGTTTACAATGAATGACCGAACCGAGATCGCATCAGACAATCGGAACTTAGAGGAGATGAATCTGAAAAAGATAATCTTCCATATCGCGGAGTCGTTTTGGTATAGCGATCTGCTGGATGGAAGAAAGTTGCTGGATGGTTCAACTACGTTGTTCCCACATTCGAGGTATGATCTCGTTCTTGGTTTCAAATATTTGTTGGGCGAGACTGGAAATGAAAACATTATAGAGCTTGAAAACTTACGATTTGCCTCGAAGCACTGGAAAGAAAGCACAGCAAAACTCGGCAAAATAGAAACGAAGTCAGATGTATCATTTTGGAAGCTACCACTACTTGATGGTTCCAGGATGCTTGACGGTACCGAGGAATTAGATGTTACGAGGAACTACTTGCTGACTGTGTTCACAAAAGTTACAGGCAAATTATTTTCATCAGAATCGTTCGAGGCATCTATCGGCGCAGAAATCCCATTAAGGACAGAAGAAACCGGAACAACGAAAATCACTACTGCAGCAGAATTAAATTACTGGAATCTGAATTTTTTAGATGGCAGAACTTTACTTGATGGAACCGATACATTGGATTATTCAACAAGAAAGGCCGGAAAGCCGACCATCAGAATGTGTGCACCTATAGGAGAGAGGGACAACGAACTGCGGGCAGAAGTAATAACCAAGACGTGGAATTACAGGTTTTTGGACGGCAGCGTATCGCTGAACGGATCAAGAAACCTTGATTCAATTTATAGAAAGGAGCAAATACAATGAGCGTAGAAAAAAGCAAGAATGTTGTAATTACCAAGAAAGGAAGAGAAAAACTGGTCAAGGCAAGAGCGGGGGCGTTAACATTACCGAAGATTACCGGAATGGCGTTCGGTAGTGGTGGCGTTAACGAATCCGGCACTGTTATTGCGCCTACTGAATCGCAGGCGAAACTTACAAAGGAACTGTATCGCAAGGAAATAGATACATACTCATTTCCGAACGACACAACCTGCAGATACGAGTGTACCCTTACAGAAAGCGAACTTGCAGGCGCAGAAATCAGCGAGATCGGACTGTACGATGCCGATGGTGATATTGTGTGCATTAAAACATTTACAAGAAAAGGTAAAGATGATGATGTCCAGCAGACATACGTGCTTGACGACATCTTCTAGGAAGGAGGAACAACGTGAAAAGTTATAAGGTCAACGAAGCAGATGCAGTATTTTCGGAGTCTGTCAATATCACAGAAACGACAGATACCAACCATGCCGATAATATCAATGCGGCTCCTAAAACGGTTTTTGAAAATACGGTAGTTCTTAATCGAGAGGTTAAGGCAATAAAAAAGAATATGGAGGAAGAAAGCGGAGAATCTATAGGCTACAACAATGAAAGTAGCGGATTAAACGCTGAAAATCTCCAGGAGGCAGTGGACGAGCTGGCCAAGAAAGCGAATACCTTGGAGAATGGTTATGATAACGCGGGGTATCATAACAGTGTTTTTCGAGGCAAATATCTTGGAACCTCAGTCACTGCAGAGCAGCACGCACAGATTGCTGCAGGAACATTCAAGGATTTGTACATCGGAGATTACTGGACCATAAATGGAGTAAATTGGAGAATTGCTCATTTTGATTATTGGTTAAGAACAGGAGACACGGAATGCACAAAGCATCATATTGTTGTCGTTCCGGACACAAATCTTTATACAGCAAGAATGAATGCGACCAACGTCACTACAGGAGGTTACTTTGGATCAGAAATGAAAACCACAAACCTTGCTCAGGCAGAAACAATTGTCAAGGCGGCATTTGGGGT